AAATAACGCAATCGTACAGCACGTAAAGCTCGAATGGGGTGAGAAGCCCATTAGATAAGGAGGTTAAATGAATAGTGATGAAATTTTACCTTTACTAAAGTCCAGCCTCCGAATTGCTGGTGATGAAGATGATGAAATGCTTAAACTAATCATTGACGCATCAATTGATAATGTTAAAAGCATGGTCGGTACAAAGGATGAGTTTTTCGAAGGAAATCAATCATTTAAACTGGCGGTATTACAACAATCAACAAACAATTTTCTCAACAGAGCCAGTTCATCTGATGTTGATTTATTTGACACTAAGTATGGTATGCAAAGCGCAGTGCTTCATTTAAAGGCGCAGTATCAAATTTGGGAGGCTAATAATGGCAAGACTGAATAAATTCGTTGAACTGTATCGTTACAATACGCTGATTGAATTTGGAACGGCTGGTGAGGTTACTGGAGATGATGGTATTGCTAGAGATGAATTTATTCCATCATTTAAAGCCTATGGTGCGCCATATATGATTAAGTATCATGAAGACATTGCTAACACAGGTCCCAATGCTGTTGAAAAGTTAATTTTTGCAATTCGAGAAGTTGGAAAAGTTGATTACAATATGCTTGCGAGATTAAACGGTAAGCAATATGTGGTTAACCAGTATATGCCAACAAATGATCCAACCAATGCAAGAGATTATGATTTAGTTCAATTGCTGTACGGTAACGGTGTTGAACAAACATATAGATTGCCGGGGTAGTAGTATGCTGGATTTTGATTTTGAAATGGACACGCATGCCCTAGAAGAAAAAATTTTAAGACTCACAAATATCAAGCCATCAGAAATTCAAGAAAAAGTAACCAAACCAGCAGCGAAAGTTATCAAGGAACAAATTAACCAAGATTTGTATTCACTAGCCAAGACGCATAGTGCTGATGGTGGTCTTAAAGAAGATTTGGTAATTGTTGATAGAGAAAGTAGTAATGGTTCAACTGCGGTTGGTTATTCAAAAGCTGGGTATTATTACCGCTTCGTTGATGACGGTCATTTTGTCATGGATAATCGTCATGGACGTGTCGTCATAAATGTAAATGGTAAACAAAGAACCATTAGAAACTATCGTTATAAGATGAAAGTTTTAAACTCTGGTGGTAAATACTTTGGTGGTTATCACTTCGTAGAGAGTGGTAGACGTAAGGCAAAACCAGAAGCTATGAAAGTCTTAAAACAAGGATTTTTGTCGTTGATAAAGGAGAAATCATGAATTACTTAGTTGAAATAAAGACTTCTCTTGACAACGATAAAACACTCTCGCAATGGGAAAAGATGGCATTTGTGGGGAGAATACCGCAGAAATACATTGATAAAACTGATATGACAACTATTTTAATCACAGGTTTATCAAATGGTTTTACCGGTTTCGGGGGTAATCATTCTCGCGCTAGAGAGCAAGAGATTGAATTAAAAATATGGTACAAACCAAACACTTCTTTTGAAGATTTTGAATGGGCATTGAACGAAGCTATGGAATCTATTGGATTCTATGGCTTTTCTTATGACGGTCCAGAAGTCGATGAAGAAACAACACAAAATAAGAGCGTTCTGCAATATCGCAGAACTAAATTTAAAGGAGAATAACAAATGCTATTAACAGGTTTACACGCAGTTTTGCTTGTTCCTTATACGACGCGAGCAATCGATTCTGATTTAGATAAAAGTAAGTACATTTTATTGAATGGTTCTAATGGTGGTCCAACACAGGTCAACATTCAAAACCTTTCTGCAACACAAACAACAAAGTATGGTGGAGATTCAGCTTATTTGGTTGTCGGTTCTGGTAACGGTCAAGTTTCTGGATCATTTAACCTATTAGACTTCCCATTTGATAAATTGAATGAGGTTTTGGGGTATAGGACAGATAGTCAGGGTATTGCTCATCATGGCAACCAGACAATTGCACCGTATTACGCAATGTACGTATTGTCACACGACAAAGACGGTAAGGCTGCTTGGTTAGGATTGCCACGCGTTCAATTTGCTCGTGGTGATGTCAACCCACAAACAAATAGTGACAACACAGTCACGTCTACTGATCAATTAACTTGGCGTGGAATGAACCGTAAAGATGGTGATATTTTCATTCAAGGTTCAGAACAGAAGAAGACTACTGAAACACAATTCCAAACCGCACTGTTTGGAAAACAGGTTTTGACAAGTCTCGAAGGTGCAGGAACGCCGAGTTTAGGGTAAGCGCTCGGACTGAAGTATAAACAACAGGCACACATTGTGTGTTCTTTTAAGCTACATATAGGATCCTCCAATCTATATGTGGTTTAAAAGAACATATAATATTTGGAGGAAATCATGAAAAAAACATTTAAATTAGGTTCTAAGCAAAAGACAATTACTCGTACATTGGCAATCTCTCGTGAGTCAATTCAATTCATTAAACAGGTAACTGTTTTACAAGAAAATGTGATTATGGATCCCTTTGCAGAAGGTTATAAGGAATCTGATGTTACCGAACTAGAACTCAATATGATGGCGCTTTATGTAAAACGCGCATCAGAATTGCTCGAACAACCAGAAGATTATTTTGAAAATATTGATTACTTCGACATCGTTAATTTTGTACGAGATGTGCAAGAATTTCTTTCACAACAAGGTGAATCAGGTAAAAAGTCGGGGGAAGACTAAGCGCAGATGATGCGCTAAAAAAGCTAGATGAGTTAGCTGCAAATGCAGTTGAAAGATATAGCTGGGACGTAAATACAGTGATGTCCCAAGACTTAGATGACCTCATCAGAACATTTAGCGTAGACATGAATAACAAATCATCTGCGCAAAACCCAAATGGCGGCGTGATGTCAATGGCAGACTTCGTTAATAGTAATAAAGCAGCAGAAATGGGGATCATTTAATGGCAGGAGAAGACATTGTAGCTAACGTTAGAGTTAATGCCGCCGAATTTTTCGGTACTTTAAGGCAAATGAACTCTGAAATAAATTCGAATACTCGTGAATGGAAAGCTCAATTTTCTGCATTATCACGGTCCGGCGATTGGGTAGGCGCTTATAAAGCTAAGCTTGAGGGTTTAAATAAAAACTATGACATTCAGATTGATAAGGTAAAATTATTAAAATCAAAAATGGATGACATCGGTACGCCTAAGACTGAAAAGAATGTCGCCGAACTCAAAAATTTAGGGAACCAACTTAAAACAGCAGAATCACAAGTAAAATTGTTTGATGTTCAGATTAAGAACTCAAATTTGGCACTTGAAAAGTCTAAGACGGGTATTCATGAATTAGCTAATGAGCATAAAATTTTATCTCAAATAACTAAAGCTAATTCAGAAGTATTTGAGAAGCAAGGACTACAATACACCGCTAATCGAGAAAAAGCGTTAGGTTTAATTGCTGAAACACGAAATCTCAATAAGCAATATCAGGCACAAGACCATATTTTAGGTTCGTTAAAAAGTGCTTACAACGCATACAGCAATGAACAGAAACATTCTGATACGTACGCACAACAATTAGCACGCGATATTAAAGAGCAAGAAACAGTTATGACACAGACTGCTTCTGCTATTAAAAACAATCAAACTGAATATAGTTCCTTAGGAAAACACATTACCAATGTGGGACAAAGAACAACTCTGACGGCTGATCATATTAAAAACATGGGTAGTAAATTAGTGACGAGCGGCCAAAGTTTACAACAATTTGGTTTCTTTAGTCAAACTGCATCAGCTGGTTTATTATCAATGTTCAAACAAGGAATGGAAGGTTCGGCGAAATTAGATCAGTCTTTGCGTGAAACATACAACATGCTTGATAAAAAGCCGGCTGGTGGTATGAATGCGTTCTTGAAAGATTATCGCAGCGAAATTGCTAATCTATCAAAACAATGGGGTGTATCACAGAATGATATTTCTGATGGTATGCAAGAAGTTATCCGTGCTGGATATGATCAAAAATCAGCCTTAGATATTGCTACATCATCAATGCAAACAGCTATGGCCACTGGTGAAGATTACGGTCAAATCATGGACGGCACGACAGAAATTATGTCGCAGTTTGGTTTAAAAACTGATGACGCAACAAAAAATGCTGAAAATGCAAGTCGTGTTCAGAATGCTTTAGCTAAAGTTGCAAACGATACTAAAACGTCTTATTTAGGACTTTCTGACGCAATGGCTAAGTTTGGACCAGTTGCAGCTAATGTGGGTTATAGCGTTGAAGAGTCTGCCTCATTGATTGGTTACATGGCTAACAAAGGTATTGATGCCGAACAAGCTGGTAATAACTTGCGTATGGTATTCCAACGTTTGGCCTCACAGACACCACAGGCTAGTGAAGCGTTGAAAGAGCTAGGTGTTAGTGTTGCTGATGCCCACGGTAATATGAAAAAGTTGCCTGAAATAATAGACCAAATAGACGAAGCTACCAAGAATATGGGTAACGTTCAACGTCAAGAGTATATCAAAAAGATATTTGGTGCATACGCAACTACTGCCGCTACGGCTTTATTAGATGGGCGTTCAGCTATTGAGAAGGAATCTAATGCTGCTGGTCAAGCCGTTGCTGATGGTTATACAAAAGGATTAGCTAAATCTAACATTAAGGGTGCCGCCGCACAAATTAAGATTTTCAAAGCACAATGGCAAGCTCTGACAATGGAGTTTGCTAATGACATTATACCTACGTTGATTGATGTTATGAAGACGGCTGGCAATTTATTTAAAGAGTTCGATAAATTAAGCCCATCAACTAAGAAAATGGTTGCAGGGTTCGTGGCGTTTGGTGCTGTGGCTTCACCGTTAGCTATTGCGTTAGGCAACTTGGGTATAGTTGGTGGAACCGTGTTAAAAACATTTGGTTCTTTGCTTCCAGCAACAGTCGGGTTGTCAAAAGCATTCATGGGTTTGCGGAGTGCAGGAACAGCTGCCCCAGCAATAGAAAAGTTTGGAGGTTCAATTGCTAGGGTAGTAGGACAGTCTCTCGGACTTAAAACAGCGGTCACTGGCGCAAGTGAAGCAACAACACTATTTGGTACTGCAACAGCTACAAGCGCTTTAGGAATTGCAGGACTAGGAGTTGTTTTAGTAGGTGCAACGGCTGGTTTTGCATTGCTTGCAAAGAAATATATTGACCACAAACAAAAGCTAGAACAAGTTAAGCAACAAATGCACGACACCTACGGTGGGGATGTAACGGCAGGTCAACGTAAGCAAGTTAATGATCTGGTTTCGGCGGAAGAAAACGCAAGATTAGCTGTGGCTAAAATTGGTAATCAAAAGATTAATGATTCTAACCTTAAAGATTTTCAGTCTGCAGTTGACAAACTACAACAAGCCGCTGCAACCGGTGCTGAAAAAGCTAAAGAAAAAGCTCAGGCGGCAGCGAACAAAGATACAGACAGATTGAATAATCCATACTTATCTGCTGCTGGTAAGGAAGCCATTAAACAAGATCAAAGCGATAAGTGGGGCATTGTAAGAGATTCTCAAAATGCTATTGATTCAGCAAAAACAGTAGCTGATAGAATAAAGGCTATTGGTCAAAAAGCCCGAGATGAAAACCGAGCTTTTAGTTCTGATGAGATTAAACAAATCAGTAGTGACTATAAAGAATTACTTGGGATTGGTCTGGAAAATATACAAGGTTTGTCTAAAAAACAAAAAAGTGCATTGCATGACATGTATGTTGGAAACGATTTGAGTAAAGAAACAATGTCATCTTTACAAAAGACTAATGAACTTTATGGCAAAGCGTTCAAAAGTAATTATGAATCTCAAATAAAAACAGTTGAATCGGCCTATGAAGGTTTGAAAGGAAAACTTCGACAGAGTACAAAGGACGATGTATGGAGCAACTTTTTCAAGCAAAACTCCGATTCAATGAAACCTTTTGTAACTAATTGGAACGCTCAATTAGATAAAATTAGCAACAAGTTTGATAAGTTCGGTAAAAGTGCGTGGTCAAGTGTTGATTCTGATAACTATAAAAAAACTTATCAAAAGCTATCAGATACTTTAAAAGCTGCTGGAATTGATGTTGGTGAGTTTACCAAACAATATGGTATTTTAAAGCCTGCTCAAATGGACGCAATGAAGACATGGGACACCATGACACCTGCGATGCGTAAAATGAACGGTGCTTTCAATGACTCTCAAAAAGCAATGCTTAATGCAGTATCTGGAACGAAGGCTTGGAATGGACTTAGTTTGAAAGAGCAATCGTTGATCATTAACGATAAAGCCTCCAGTAAATTGATTTCAGCAACAAAAAAGTCTGGTGAATGGGACAAATTAACACCAAAACAGCAACAGTTAATTTTGAAAGACTTAGCTTCCGGAAAAATTGACGACGCTAAAAAAAGATTGAAAGCCTATGAGGATAACGTTCCTAAAGGTAAAACTTTGACGGTAAACGATAAAACACAAGCAACACTTAAAAAAGCTAAAATTTCAATTGATGAATGGAACAAATTAAGTCCTAAGTCAAAACAAGCTATATTGCATGATTTGGCAACTGGAAATTCAGCTAAAGCTCGGGCTTCGGTTTCTATTTGGAATGGTCAAAAAATAAACGTTAAGGATGCGAAAGCTGTTGATGAAGCTAGTAAAGTATTGGCAGGATCAGGAATTTCAGTAAAGACATGGAACTCCTTGCCGATAAGCATTAAACAAGCAGTTGGTCAAGATTTAGCTTCTGGAAAGATTAGCGACGCTAAAAGAACTGTTGATAATTGGCGTAATACTTCCGAAGGAAGAACCAAAAATGCTAAAGCTCATGCAACAGGTGCTGGTGGTGTTCGAGATAATACAAACGCTATTCAAAACTTTGCTGCACAAGACAATCACACTAGAACTATGACAACTAAACATGTATCAATATTTGAAAAGATCTTCAAAAGAATTACTGGTCGTGCATCGGGTGGAACAGTCACAGACAACGAAACAGCAACGTGGTTAGGTGATGGTGGTAAAAATGAGCCATACGTAACGCCAAGCGGATTCATGGGCGTGTCTGGTAGTGATTGGGAATTGCATTCTCTGGAACCGGGAACGATCGTTTATCCGTCAATATCTGCTTATACGCAAATGACTGGAAATCAAATCAACCCTGATATGATTCCGGCATTTGCTGGTGGCGGTACAGTGCCGTATACAGGTCAGTTACAGGCTGTTGATTACATCAATAGTGAAGTTAAAAATCAACAATCAGAGATTAATTTAACTAGCAGTGATTACTTACTAAATTCAGTAAACAAGAGTAATCAACTGATTTCTGATTTAGCGCAAATAGTAGTTGGTATTTTAGAAGAATCAAAAATAGCTAATCAACCCCTTTCAGATAATAATATGCGTAAAATTTCGAAGTCATTTATGAACCATGCAGTTAGAAGTGTAAACTAATAAAATTTGTCGCCATTTAAATAGACAGTTCACATAGTGGGCGGCAGTTAGAGAGGAATTATGGTAGAAAAATTTGAATTAACAAATGCCATAGGTATATCTGTAGGAATTAATAATTTCAAATTAATGTCATACACGCCAACTGGTCTCGGCGTAAAATTCAATAATAATTATAATAACTATCAAACATATTTTAAACTGACTAAGCAGAGTTTATCACAGGGTCAATTTAATGCCAAAATACTGTTTGGTAGCGTAGTTAGCGAAACGTTTGATAGTTTTCAAAAATTTTCTGAATTTTTAGCTTACCAACCATATACAATGACTTATACATCGGATTCTGGAACATGGAACCGTGAAGCTATGTTGTCTGAAATGACAAAATCGGAGATTGGTAGTAGTTCATATGATCCCAATCTATTAGACGAGTCATTCACTCTAGAATTCATCAACAACTGGTATAACAACAAATCAGCGGAATACAAGAGTTATGACCCTGACCCTAATTTAGGGACTTATGGCAAGATATACAGACCTAAGTATGACCAATATGTTAATAGAAACCTATTGCTTGATTCTCTGACCCAAACCAAAAGTGGGACGTGGCCTTGGGGAAACGGCGGCTGGACAGAGGAATGGGGCACTTATCTAGGGTCTAAAATATACCGTACTCCGCTCAGATGGGACAATGCTCGATATAGCTATAAAGACCTATTAGACCGAGGTGTCATTAATACCACGGACGATTTTACCTACTCTGTTTACTTTAGAGTGGTTGGAGAAGACCCCGCGGGGATGTCGTATGCCAGCATAAAATTTATCTCAGAGGCAACTACAAAAGACTGGAATGTGCCTGTGAGATTAACCAGCTTAAAAGAGGGGGAGTGGACACGAATAGTAGTTACTTTTAAGTTTAAAGATATTAAATATGACCCAGCTAGAGACTACCAGAATTCTATACGTGTAGAAGTGCCAGAAGCGACAAGAGCACCAGGTGCACGGTATGAGTTTGCAGCACCAAAGCTTGAGCGAGGTAACACAGCAACAGATTGGACTCCTGCTCCAGAAGATAAACTGGCTATTCCGTTTGAATATGCTTATGCACCTTATTATGTTTATCAAGAAAGCAATCGACCATCAAATGAAAAAGTCATGTCGCTTAATAATAAGTCACAATATTTTGGATTACAAAGTGGCTCACCTAGTGTTATTACAGTCAAGGGGCCATGCTCAGTTAATCCAACTTGGACGGTTGTTCAAAAAGGAAATGTGGTAGCGACTGATGGCTTCGCGCTGAAACTGACAGATAATCAACAGTTAGTCGTGAGTTCGCACCCAGAAGACCAGTACGCTAGGCTATACAATCCTGATGGTAGTTACGTTGATGTTTCCCAATTGCAGGACTATACCAAGACTAACTTTGTGCAAATTCCAGAGGGTGAATCAACCGTATTGTTCTATTTAGATGCCGATTCTGATGTAAATATCACGTTCAAAGAAGAGAGGTTGTTGGTATGAGTTTATCTTTACAAGCAACCATTTTTAAGGGCAGTGATCTAACGACTAGAGGGGCTTATCCATTGTTAACTTATGATTTACAGATGGATAATTTGAGTAACGCTACGTCTACTTTTGTCATAGCTGATAACGGTACAAGTTTATTAGGTGATTATATTGCAATTGAAATAGCCAACACTAAAACGCTCCTATATTACGGACAATTAACAGCAGTTGATATGGCTGGAGATACCAATCAGAATACCTTAACAGCTTGCTATATTTGGAATGTGCTAAATGGCGAAATCGTGGTTGGTAATAAGTCAGGGGCAAGCTATGAAACGCATATCATCAATCTAATAAAAGGCTATATTAACTCAACAGCCACAACCAATATTTTAGGACGCTCACTGACTAACTCAACTAATACAGCTTTTGCAGTTACTAGTTCTGATGGCAACAACACTAGCAATTTCATTGATTATTTGATTCGTGGGTTCAAGCTACACAATGTAGTGCTGACAGTTAAAGATATTGCAAAGGGGACATCAAACGGTGTGCCTTTTTATTATCCAGAAATTGATATTCATCAAGTGACTGATACGTGGAATTTTAAGAATAATAAATATGATTTTACTGGTTGGACTGTTTCTGATAGTCGTGGTTTACGTGGCTATAACAATGAGTTGTGGATCGTGGATAAAGCTTCTACTAACATGGAATCACCGTCAATCATTGCCCGCTATTGGTTACAAACTGATGGAACAGTGGTTAAATCGTTAAATTCAAATGTTGTGCAACCAACACAAGTACATGTTTATTTGTACGACAAAACAGCAACTGACAACCCAACCAACGACTCAATTGCTCAAACTGAATTATCAGGGAACAGTTATAGCCACAACATTAAATTTTCAATGCCGATTGATAACAATTTCATGCCTTTAGACAAGGTTAAGTTAGGGCTTCAATCAAACATTTATTACAATCAAGCACTTTATAATTCAGTTTTATCAGCTTATTCATTGAACAGTGATAGTGATACAATTTCACTCACGTTCGGTAATTTGCGCTTTGGTAATGCTGACTTATTTTGAAAAGGTAATTAAGGAGGAACTATGGCAATCACAATGTATCAATCAGACCGAAACACGGTCAGTCCGGCTAATGATGCAAGTCTATATAGCGGCTTAGTCAATGATACCAACGGAACTTTAAACAGAGGTAGCCAATTTGCGGTAACGGTTAATGGTTTGGTAGCTACCGTTGGTACAGGACAAGCGGTCATTCAGGGGCGTTTAGTGGAGATAACACAGTCAGAAACATTAACGCTTCCGGCAAATTCAAATGGAAAAATTGCCATTGCGGTTGATTTAACCAAGACCAATGATGTTAGTGGTACAGCTGGCATACCAACTTATCAAGTGGACGTTAAACAGGCCTATCTGGTAGCGGTTACAGAAAAACTGACTCAAGACGATTTGAACAATGGCGGTTTTCTTTATGAATTACCGATTGCTTCATTCACTTCAACAACGACTAGCGCGAAGACTACGGTTATTAAAAGTGTTTTCAATGACACGGGTTGGATAGATGCTGAATTAGTCAATGGTACACATACAAACGGCGGTACAGGATTTGCACAATATCGCGTAAAGAATGGAATGATGATTATTAACTTCTATAACTTGAATTGTTCAAAATCCACCAACGGTAATCAGATTTTAGTTATTCCATACGCTTTGAGACCGTCTAGTCCACATTCACAGGTATTTGCAGCCTCAAATCTTAACATAAATAAAGGAAAATCATGGCCGGTATCGGTAACTGTTCAATCCCAAAGTACAGGTAGCGTCATGTATGGAACTTGGACGCCTACCTCTGAATTCAATTCTTTGACAGGCGCCACTGGTACTATCATCTATCCAATTAACTAGGAGAGAACATGAATCAAAATAAAATAATTTATTATGAGCAACCGGTTAATGATGACGGTAATGTCTTGGTAGCCGATTTTACAGCGCAACGGAATAATGGTGTGGTTCAAAATATTGGTGTTTCAGTTAATACGGTAGCGGGTTATCAAGCAAATAAAGATAAAGTCATCACTGCTTTTGATGACTTTTTGGTTGCCATTCAAAAAGAAAATGCGCCAGTAGTTTCATTGGATAATGTTAAATCAACAGTAGACAGCGAAACAACTAGTGCAGAAGTGCTAAACAGTGAATCTGAAAGTGAAGTGACGAGTGAATCTGAATCAGACAGCCAATCAGAAAGTAGCAGCACGCTAGAAAGTCAATCAGATGTTAGCCAATCAGAATCTGATTCACAATCAGAAAGTGAATCAAAGAGTCACAGCGTGTCAGATAGCCAATCAGATTCAGACTCACAATCTGAAAATGAATCAGAAACAGATAGCACTAGCGACTCAACTTCTGATAGCACGTCAGCGTTGAGTCAATGAAAGGAGGTGCGTAAATGATATGGCCACATGATGTATTAAGTTGGTTGACGATTGGGTCAATGTTGTTGGGTGGTTTATGGTGGGTGTTGAAAAATACTATTGTCAACGCAATTAGTGGCTTAAGGCAAGACATTGCTAGTTTGAAAAATGAACTCAAAGAGAGCAACAAACAAGCAAATAATCATGAAGTGCGCTTAACGGCATTAGAAACGTGGAAACACGATAAACGGGAGGTTTAAAAGTGAATAAGTTAAAACGATGGGCAGTCGCTTCGATTGGAGCGGTTGCCTTTTTAGTTGTCACGATTTCAGGCGCATCAGCCAATACATTAGGTATTGATGTTGCTAGTTATCAAGGCACAACCACAAGCTATTTCAGCCAGTTTAAGAGCTATGGCGATAAGTTCACTATGGTTAAGCTAGGCGGACGTGGTGGCGGTGAGGGTAGTCATTACGTCAACCATAAAGCCTACGCACAAATTCATAACGCTGATTCCGTTGGTATGCAAACTGGTGGCTATTTCTGGGGTGAGTTCGGTGATTCAGTTAGTGAAGCAAGTTATCACGCACAACTAGCTGTACAAGACGCACAAAACGCAGGATTAGCTAAGGGCAGTTACATTGCACTGGATTATGAAGCGGGTGCGGGTGCTAACAAGGCTAACAACACCTCAGCTATTTTGACGTTCATTGATCAGATTTACGCTGCTGGTTATAAGCCGATGCTGTACTCTGGTTACTACTACATGAATGCTAAAGTTGACTTATCAAGAGTGAATGCACGTTATCCTAACGCTTTGTGGGTAGCTTGGTATCTAACTACTGCTAATCAAGCAACACCACCTATGCAATACTTCCCAAATATGAGCAACGTCAAGATGTGGCAGTATGCAGATAATCATTTTGGTGTTGATGGTAATGTCATGGTGGTTGGTTCATTGGATAATAACAAGCCAGCCGAGCAAGTTGCATCTAAACCTAGCCAATCAACTAACACGCCAAGTACACCAGCTAAGACTCAATACGCTACATTTAGTGGTGTCTACGTAGCTGATTACTGGACTAAGTACAATAACAAAATGTATGGTGTTAACTTTGATATGAGCATTCCAGTGATTGATTACAACAACTATATTCCTATTTCAGCCATGACTTTGACTGATAAATACGGTAACAAGTTGAGTAATCAATATATTCAAGGAAACAACGGTAAAATTGAGTTTTTCACCTTAGAGGGCAAGTACAAAGTTATTAGCCAAACAGCAACCACAGTAAACGTAGAGATTGGGAATGAGCCAGTATCTTTGATGAAGAGTTTTGTAACAATTCACTAAAAAGGAGATCACATGCAATTAAATAGTATTTCAGATGTTATTATCGCAATCGCTTTGGCAGCTATTCCAGTCATTGGTGGTTGGATTGGTAAAGTCATTACTGGTAATAGCAAAGCCACAACGTTGATTAACGTTCTATCACCACTTGCTAAGGCTGCAATCGTAGCCATGCAAAAGTTAGGTGTGACACAATACCTAGAGGGCGAAGCAAAGAAGTCCGGTGCTGTTGATATTGTCAAGAAATCGTTATCAGCGCTAGGGTTATCAGACACCGATGAAGCAATAATCAAGAACGCTATTGAAAAAGAATACGCTGTATTGATTAATGAGTTGAATCAGACATACCCACAAATGACGGCTGAACAAGCTAAAGCGCAAGAGGCAGCGACACAACAAGTTAGTGAAGTAGCGAAAGCTGATGAATTAGCAAAAGCACAACAAGCATTAGCTGATGCACAAACAAAGGTTAGTGCCTTACAAAATTAAGTAAACTAAAACCGCCCGACTGGATTATTTCTGGTTGGGCGGTTTTTTATTTGCTACAGATTTGCTACAACATGCTCCGTAAGCCTTTAGAACAATGCAGTTATGCTCCCTCTAGCGCTACTAGGTATTTCATGGCGTTGCATAAGGTTTCAAAAACCTTGATGTAGCGCCTTTTCTTATGAAAAACGTTGCACTGTATTTCATAGCATTTCACACAAAATGGGAAACTTTTAGGGAAACATTTTAAATACGCAAGTAGGCAGTGTAACGGCATTTAAGCCGTTTTTTATTTGCAAAAGTGGGAAACATTTAGCACATCATAAAAATGTGGTACATAATCAGAATATATACGAATAAAAATGTATATATACAGTATAATATTCATAGAATACTAAGTGATAGGGGGCTATGGGTATGACAAAAGTAAAACGTAGTATAGCTGGAGCATTAAATACAAATGCCAAAATTAAACATTTGAAAAGTCCCGTAATTAACTTTTGGTAATGACAAAAAATAAAAATGAGGTGTGATCGTGGCAGATAGAACAGATAAGATGTTGAGAGATTATTTTTCAGGTAGATTGAAGTTAATGGCAGAGGTTGAGCCACGATACAACCAGGACATTGCAGACATTACATTTTGTTTGTCAGTCATCAAACCAGAACATAGTGAAGTCATCAAACGATATTACAGCGATAAGTTTATAACGTGGGAAGAAGTTGTGAGTGAAGCAGGTAAAAGCTATTCACAGTTAAAAACATGGCGCAATGACTTTAAAACGTTATTGAATGTGATGACACAACACGGGGATGAATTTATCAAGCTGAGACATGAAGCATTACAAGTGTAGTGCTTTTTTGTTTACAATAAAAAACACCCCCGCCCCCTTGTTACTAGATTGTAGAGCACACACATACCGTTGCCTTATAAAAATGTTGAATTTTGAAAAGTTTTTTTATAGGGGGGGTTATCCCACAATCGTTGATATAAAGGCTTTTATCAATTTCTGTACAAAACACAGGAATGCTGTTATATCAACGTTTACAGCTTACTGATTTCTAAAATGGGCATAGTTTATCACTACTGCCACAAGGGGTACATCATATTTAACGTAAAAACTACCCCCTAAACCCACCCTAGTTTTTGGAGTTAGGGTTACTTTAGCTACCACTTTTAAGCCTATTTTTGAGTCAAGAACCCTTTAACGTTGCTAGATTAACCTTGTCAAGACCCCCCTATAAAAAATAATCGAAAATTGTTGTTTCGACACAAGACGAGCCCTATGTGTGCGCTCTCCGAGACAGCAAAGTGGGGCGGGGGTGTAAATTATATAAGACTACAAGTGTAAACTAAAATTATTTACTGCTTATCATCCCCGTATAATTTGTTATGTCACTTTGTTTCAGAGTGCTAAAATGGGTCACAGATATTTTGTTGTCCCTCAAGTGGATAACGCCAGCTATCGCAGAGAGTTATAGGGGATGTTTGTTATCGTTTGAAACGATAGCGAGATAGTCCGAGGTCGTTTGAAACGACCAAGAGATGAGTTCGTTATAAATTTGATTGATAACGGATATAATCTCATCCCCGTATCAGTGCTTAAGATATAGCTGGTGTATTTGTTTTAAAACAAGCTAGATAGCGTGTAAATTTGCGTTGTATCTATTGTTGAGTGTATTTATACCAGACAGACATTAAACGCTTAAAATGGCTGTAACAGCGTAATGAAATGCATAACAAAAGGCACGGACTAGTGAAGTGAACCCCAATAGTTGGACAAAATAAAATTAATTAACTAACAGACTCAGTGGTGAGTTGTCGATATTGAACCGGCGACAAACCATTGAGTTTTTGTTTGATCCGGTGATTGTTGTAATAATT